GCGGGTGATAGAATCGGCTGTACCGTTTTTTGAACGATGCGGATACGTGAGCATCGGGGAAATGAAGCAAGGCAAACGATGGAAAACACAGATAATGGTGCTGAAAAGCGTGAGGGACCTGGCGGGGCGAGTGGCTCAACTCCTTTGAGTGACAAGGTTGATCGGTCCTCTGAAAAGGGCGGGCGTCCACCGGTTCAGATTGATCTGATCCAGCTCGAGAAAATGTGCCACATAAACGCCACGCAGCGGGAGTTGGCGGCGTTCTTCAACTGCTCAGTGGACACCATTCAGAATCGCGCTAAGGACGATCCGGCGTTCGCCGCAGCCATGGAGCGCGGCTACTGCGGCGGCTGGTCGAGTCTTCGAAGAAAGCAAATGGAGGTAGCCTTAGACGGCAACCCAACGATGCTGATCTGGCTTGGCAAGCAGCTTCTGGGACAGCGCGATAACTTAGATTCGCAGGTGAGCGGCTCCGATGGTGGTCCAATCCAAATAACCAATGTCCCCTCAAGAGAAATTATCGCGGCTCGAATCGCTCGCATTCGAGAGCGACGAAGTGGTAGCGGAAGCGCTTGATGGGCTCTCGGACAGCCAACTTGAAGAGCTGAATTTCGACTGGCGCTGGTGTGGGCGCCCGGATCAGATCCTACCTGTTGGCGACTGGCTGTTCTGGCTGGTGCTGGCTGGTCGTGGCTGGGGCAAGACCCGAACAGGAGCCGAGGCGGTTCGCGACTGGGCGAATAATCCATTGGAGCGCATCCTGATGATCGCCCCGACCGCGGCGGACGTGCGCGAGGTCATGATTGAGGGACCCAGCGGTTTGCTTTCCTGCTATCCCCAGGGCGAAAGGCCGACCTACAACCCTTCGCGGCATTTGGTCACGTTTCCAAGCGGCGCAATTGCAATGACGCGCTCGGCGGATGAACCGGAACGTTTGCGTGGTCCGCAGTTCACGAAGTTCTGGGCAGATGAATTATGCAGCTGGCGGTTTGCACGCGAAGCATGGGACCAGATCATGTTCGGCTTTCGCCTCCCTGGAAAGTCTTTGCAGGGCGTCATCACCACCACGCCGAAGCCGATACCCGTTCTCAAGGAGATCATCACAGAGACGGCCACGGTCGTTACCCGCGGGTCGAGCTACGACAACTCCGCGAACCTTTCGGAGACCTACTACCGCAAGGTAATCACGCCGTACGAGGGAACGCGGCTCGGCCGGCAGGAGATTCTCGCGGAGATTCTCGAAGACGTTCCCGGGGCATTATGGACTCGAGGGCTGATTGAGGCCGCGCGAATCGGTATTGGGCGGGTGAATATCGATACGTTTGTCCGCGTGGTGGTGGCTATCGATCCCGCGGTCAGCGCGTCGGACACTTCCGATGAGACTGGCATCGTCGTTGCGGCACTGACCAGCAACGGCCACGTTCTGATCCTCGATGACTTGACGTGCCGTGAATCGCCGCTCACCTGGGCGAGGATCGCAGTCAATGCCTATGTTTCGCGGAGGGCCGACAGAATCGTGGGCGAGGTGAACAACGGCGGCGATCTGGTTGAGGCCAACATTCGAGCCGTGGCGCCCAACGTTTCGTATCGGGCGGTGCGAGCGAGCCGAGGGAAGATGGTTCGCGCGGAGCCCGTCGCGGCGCTTTACGAACAAGCGCGCGTTCACCACGTGGGCGTGTTTCCAAACCTCGAAGACCAGATGTGCAGTTTCGTGCCGGGCTCGGATCAAAGATCGCCGGACAGGATGGATGCGCTGGTGTGGGCGGTGACTGAGTTACTGATCGACATGGAACAGACGCCAGGTATTCAGGCGCTCGGGCATCGGGTCACGATATCCCGGTATTGACTTCGAAATTCTGATATACTCCCGATTGTCCTCAGGCGCTGGGCTTTGTGCTTCTTTCATCGGTTGCCGCTCCGTTCAGCGCTTGGGGGCACGAAAAGAGGAACCGATGAATCCAACCGTTGTCGCCGTGATGCTTACGCGAGATCGCCACGAGCTGGCCAAGAAGGCGGTTCAGTGTTTTGACGCGCAGACCTACCCGCTTGCCAGCCTTCTAGTTTTCGACACCGGCGAACAGCACCTTGAAATGGAACACCAGCCGCAAGAGCTCTGGTGCGATGCGCGTGAGTTTCGCGGTGAACCTATCGGGACGCTGCGCAACGCGGCAATCACACTGGCCGTGAACGCGGACGTGATCGTGCATTGGGACGATGATGATTACGCTCACCCGAACCGCATCACAGAACAGCTCGAGCTTTTGCAGGCAAGCGGCGCCGGCTTGGTGGGCTACAACGAAATGCTGTTCTGGCGCGAAGGCGAAGCCTGGCTGTACACTGGCGATACGCCTCGTCAGACTCTGGGCACGTCGTTTTGTTACTGGCGCAAAACGTGGGAGGCGAGACGTTTCAATCCGCAGCTCCCAAGGAAGCAACCTGGGGGTGGTGGTGAAGACTGGGACTTCCTGCGTGGGCGGCACGTGGAAGCTGAGTCCAGCATTCACCCTGGGTACGACGTGCGCTATCTTGACCACACAACGCCGCGCATGATCGCTCGGATTCACGGCGGTAACTCATCGAACGGCTACCAGGGTATCGAAGCCTCGCCGAACTGGAAACGCGTTCCGGACTGGGATGATCACGTGCGGGAGATTCTCAAATGAAAATCATCATCGTAATTCTCGGGATCGGCGTTGGCGGCTTTTGTGGGCTCTTTGGCACTCCCGGGCTGCCTGGCGTTTGGCTAGCCGGTTTCGCGACGTGTTACGCGCTCAAGAAAAGCGAGTGGTGGTTCTGATGTCGGTCTGGTTGACAATACCGTCTGCAAGACCGCCTGAGGAGGCAGAAAAAGTCCTTCGCCTTTACCGCGAGCAGGGATATAAAATCGCACTGTGGCGGGACTCTGGAGCCTCCTGCCCGGCCTCTGCGGATTTGGCGTGCGATGGCCTCTGTGGTGTTGGGGGCGGACAATATCCCGGATATGCCGTTGCCGTAAATCACCTGATCGAACTTGTGATGAAAGTGGACTCCGACGCCGAGTGGTTTATTGCGGCGGGTGACGACGTGTTGCCTGATCCGAAAGTGCCAGCCGAGAAAATCGCGGCGCAGTGCCAAGGCTACTTTACGAAGCTGCACTATGGCAACGAAGCGCATCATGCGGCAGAGATTGGACCGCTATCGACATTTGGGGTCTGTCAACCGACCGGGGATCGCTGGCAAGACACTCCGCATTCCCGAGTGAGGTACGGCGAGAACCGCGGCGCGCTTATCGATCGGGTTTGCGGATCAGCGTGGTACGGACGCGAATACTGCCGAAGGATGTACGGCGGCAAGGGCCCGCTCTTTGAAGGCTACCGGCACATGTTCGTTGACGAGGAAGCGCAGGAGGTGGCAATCAGGATGGGCGTGCTCTGGCAGCGCCGGGACTTGACGCAGCTTCACCAGCACGCGCTGAGACATCCAGAGCCCGGCAAGCTCGCAAACGCTGCGGACCTCGTGGTCAAAGCGCCGCACGCGGTGAAGTGGAACACGTCTGAGCACTGGAACGAATCACGGAAGATGTTCGAAGAAAGGAAGGCCGCGGGATTCCCGGGCCACGAACCACTATGATTTATCGATCCAATCTCACCGCGCCTGCCCTTCAGCAGAACTTCAAGCATCTTCACGTCAGACCAATGCCGCACAGCTTTGGACACGATGTGCCGTCAGACTGGGCCGACAAAGCCGAAGATGATCCCGTGTTCGGGCTCTACAAAAACTGTGGCATGTGGACTCACGACGAAGCCGCAATCCTCTTCGACGTAAGCGCCCGGCTCACCTATACGTTTCCGGGAAGCCTGGCACTCGACATCGGCGCGCACACCGGATGGACTTCGATTCACATGGCTGCTGGTGGTATGCGCGTGATTGCGCTTGAACCGATGTTCGCGAAGGCCGAGTTTCACCAGCGGTTTCGCGATAACGTCAACGGCTCAGCCACCGCCGTAGCTCAGCGGTCTGATGAATTCTTCGTCCGAAGAAGCGCAGGTAGCCTGTTCAGACTGGTTTGCGTCGACGGCGACCACGAGCCCGGCAAGCCGCTTGAAGACGCGCAGGACTCAGCGAAGCATCTCACCGAAACGGGTGTCATCATTTTTCACGATTTCATCGGCAATCCGGTGCGCGAGGCCGTTCAATGGCTGATGATGGAGGGATTCAAGTGCCGGGTGTACTTCACTCCGCACGTGGTGGCGTGCTGTTGGCGTGGGGATTTCGCACCACCGGATCACACGCCCGACCCGGACGTGAGGCGGCAACTACTCGACGGGCGGATGAGTGACTTTGACTTTACGAGGTGCGACTGATGTACAGCCAAAATGACGAAGAGAAGTACATTCTCGAAGCCTGCAAATCTTCCACCGTGCGGCGCGTTCTCGATATCGGCGCGTGGGACCCGAAAGACAAAAGCAATTCCCGAGCGCTGATCGAGCTGGGTTGGTCCGCGATTCTGATTGAGCCGTCACCCGGCCCGGTGCGCAACTTGGTAGTCGAATACGCGGACACGCCGACTGTGACGGTTGTCTGCGGCGCTGTCGGTTTCGAGCGCGGCATGGCACAGATACTGATTACGGACGATGCGGTATCGAGCACTCAAAATCAAACGGTCGAGACGTGGAAGGAGCGCGGCGGGTACATCGGTAGGATGCTGATTCCCACGATTACCATCGGGGATATTCTGACGCGGTGGGGATCTTTCGACATGGTGTCGATCGATACAGAGGGAACCTCCGTCGACCTTCTGCACGTCCTACTGGCAACCGAAATGTTTCCACGGTGCATTTGCGTGGAGCACGATGGGCGCGCGGTCGAGGCACAGATGGCGGCACAGAAGCGCGGGTACAAGCAGGTGTACGCCAGCGCCGAGAATCTGGTGTTCAGCTTATGAAAACGTTTGAAGAGGCGATGGAGGAGATGGTGATCGGGACACCGGCCACTGGTGTTGATCTGGCGAAGCTAAAGAAAGCCCAAGACGCGAGTGAGCGTTGCCTTTCCTTGGCGAAAGAAATGCACGCGTCTCCGCTGACGCGCGATTTCATCATATCTTGTGCTTCGCGATTGATCTCTGAGCACCCAGATCACCCCAATGTCAGTGACGAGCAGGTTGTGAGGATGTTTATAGAGGACGTTTTCATGAACGGAGTTCTCATCGGAATCGCGATGGAGTCGCACGAATGAGCCGCATCGTTCTGAACGTCGCCTCCGATTCGTGGGTAAAGGGACAGAACCGGCTGAAGAGCATCCTGCACGACATTGGACAGCCGGGCATGTTCTGGACCAATGAACTCCCGGCGGGCAGCCCGCCGCATCGCACGGCTGGAGTCTTGAAGGCTGACCTGGCGAAGTGCGTTCCCTATGCGTTCAAGGCATACGCGATGGAAGCGGCCATGAAAGCCGGCCACACGTCGCTGTTGTGGGCTGATTCCTGTATTGTGCTGGGCGCGAAGCCGCTTGAAAGCCTTTGGGAACGCATCGAGCGCGATGGCTATTGGATCTCAGGGAATCCTTACAATAACTATGAGTGGACGGCGGATTCAGCTTATCCGGAGCTTTTCCCGGAATGCGGTCTCACGCTGGCGAGAATTGCGAATAAGGAAATCCCGCACGTGGTCGCGACGACATTCGGTATTTCACTGGCGCATCCACTTGGCATTCAAATCTTCGATGAGTTTCTTCGCTTGGCGAAAACCAAGGCATTCCGCGGACCATGGACAAATGGCAACGCCGAGGTGGTCCAGTCGAGCCGCGGGACGGCGCCGTGCGGACCGCCTGACGTTTGGGGCCACCGGCACGACCAGGCGGCGCTGAGCGTGATCGCCTGGCGCCTGGGTTGTCAATTGACCAAGCAACCCGGCGTGTTCGCGTATCGCGGCGGCGAGACGGAAGACACGGTGCTGATCGCTGACGGAAACTATTAAATGAAACTCATCGCGACGATGCCGGTTAGAAACGAAGCCTGGGTGCTCGGTCTATCGGCTCGCGTTGCGCTCATGTGGTGTGACGAGCTGGTCATCCTAAACCACCGCTCCGAGGATGAATCGGTCGACATCATCGCCGACCTGCAACGTGAGAATCCGGGTCGTGTTCATCTGCTTTCCGCGCCGGACCCGCAGTGGTCGGAAATGCAGCACCGCGAAATGATGCTCGACCTGGCGCGCGGGAAGCTGGCCACGCACATCGCGATTGTGGACGCGGACGAAGTGTTGACGGGGAACCTAACGGATATCTGGCGACGGCCGCTCGGCACTGCGGAGTCCTGGCAGATGCTTCAGCTGCCGGGCTACAACCTGCGCGGCGGCCTGCATCGCTACCATATCAACGGCACGTGGGGCCGACGTTGGTTCTCGACCGTCTTCAAGGACGATGAGCGGCTTTACTGGGCGCGCGGACCGATCGGCTACGACCATCACCAGCGCGAGCCGAAGGGGATGAGGCTCAACCCTTACCAGCCGATCTCCCAGGGATTCGGCGGCATCATGCACCTGTGGGGCGTCACCGAGCGGCGGCTTAGGGCTAAGCACGCATTTTATAAAATGTCGGAGCGGCTGAAGTTTCCGGACAAGCCAGTCGCGGACATCGACACCATGTATTCCTGGTGGAAGACGGGATGTAATCCCCATCAAGGTGAACCGAATAATTGGCAGTTCGCGGACGTTCCTGATTCGTGGTGGCTGCCGTACGGAAGTCTGATGAAATACCTCAATCCCGACGCTGAGCCGTTCCAGGAAAGGCTTTGCCGGGAAATGTGGACGAAGCACAGCCCGGCAGCGTTCGCCGGCTTAGATTTATTTGGGGTCGTATGACGCAAGAAACATTAGAAGCGCAGGCGTGGCGGGTTTACTGTTCGATTACGAGAATCACGGACCCTCGCGCGTATACAGCCAGCGATGTGGTTTGGATGGCGGGACCCGTTGCGCGCGCATGGGGCGCGGCCCTCTGTTACGCCTACGATGTGGGCAAGGGCGACGCTGAGGCGCAGCGGCCAACATCGCCCGCCGAGTCTGAAATGGCGGGGTTGAGGGACACCGTGGCTCACCTAAAGGAGGAGTTGAGGAGATCCAAGGAGGAGTTGAAGAAGTCCCGAAGGGAAGCAACCCTGCTAAGCAGTGGAGGCAGGCCTGGCGTGAGGGACCCGCTCTTTGAAACAAGCACGGAGCTTGACGCGCTATTGGGTCTGGTTGTTAAAGAGAATACTGTCCTTCACAATATGCTTGCACGTAGCCAGCGCATGCCAGCAAAGGAATCTAAGCCGGTTTCTTCGATTCGAAAGTACCTCGGTCCCGCGGTAAGCTCGATTCACTTTGGGATGTACAGAAGTCTTACGGTAGACGATATATTCCACTTGGCGGCAGCCTACGAAACGCCGACCGACTTGTTATTGGAGAACAAAGAGCAGCGCGAAACCGTTGAGGCCATTATCGAATTCCTGCCCGACTTGCCATTTCAGGCTCCGCTCGGACGAAAGCAAGGGCGGAACAAGCCCGCGGATTACTATCGAGATGTGAAATTTGCCGAGATCGATTCCGGCGCGTCCTGAGGAAACAGCGAGGAAGCCGCGAGGAAGCCGCGAGGAAGCCGCGAGGAAGCCGCGAGGAAATTCGTTCGGATTTACCTCCGTACTATTTTAATCGGGTGGATTAACATCGCGGCCTGAAACAAAACCAGCCGGTGACCACTCTACCAAGAGGAGGTTTCACCATGAACAATCCGAACCCGAATCCGAACCCGCCGACGCCGAACCCGCCGACGCCGAACCCGACGCCGAATCCTAACCCCAAGCACTAGCCTAAGGTGCTGAATCCTGAAGGGAAGGAGGAATATCAAATGTCCAAACTGAATACCACCGAAGCCGCTCGTCTGGCCGAGCTGAACAAGGTCGCTGCCGCGAATCGTACGCCGGCGCAGAAACAGGAGATCGCCAACCTGGAAAAGAAACAAAACAGTTAAGTTCCCCGTCACGGAACGACATTGAACGCCCATCGGCAACGGTGGGCGTTTCTATTTCCGGCGTGCTATTATTCGCTCAATGAAGTTTCTTGACCGCCTGGCGGCGAAGTACGTTCCGCGAATCCCCGCAATCACCAACGTTCTTTCGCGTGCCGGCGCGGTCATTCGTGAAGCCCGAGTAACACAGGAAGCTGAGCAGGAAATCAATTCAGCCATGGGCGCCGAGCTGTCCATGCAAAAGCGCGCGCTCGGCTCACGACTCCGCGATATGCAGGAACTCCGCACCGCGGACGCCATGTGCCGGACACCGGATGCCGCGTTGATCGAGGCCGGCGCGACGGCTCCCGTCCAAATGCAGGCGAAAGAACGGCTTTGGGAACTCGAATTGGCACTCGAAGACCGCGGCTGGGTGCGCGAGACGACCCTGGCGACACTCGAGTTTTCGAGGTTCGGCGTTGGCCAGCTTATTCGGATCTGCCGGATCTATGCGATCAAAAACCCGCTCATCAAACGCGGCGTTGAGATCTGCGCGCTGTATGTGCTCGGTAGAGGAGTCGAGATCCGCTCCGACGATCCCGCGACCGACGACACGATTCAGGCGTACCTCGAAGACAATAAGGCCGAGCTGGGCCACATCGGACTCGCAGAGAAGGTTCGCGCGCTTGAGACGGATGGCTCGCTGTACTTCGGGCTTGCGACTGATCCAAAGGGTGACGTTGATGTCGAGATGGTCGACGCGCTGGAGGTGATGGACGTAATCACCGACCCGGACGATACCGCGAAACCCTGGTATTTTCATCGTCAATGGAACCGCGACGAATTCGACCCGTCGACCGGCAACCGCAGTTATTCTCCCAAGAAGTGCTGGTATCCGGCCCTTGAGCTATTCGAGGAACCTCCACCGACGCGAGCAACCAGCATCGGCGGAATCCCTGTCAACTGGGACATGCCGATTCAAAGGGTGAAAGTCGGATGCCCAGCGAAGTGGCGTTGGGGCATTCCTCCGATGTACGCTTCAATCGACTGGGCGCGCGCGTATAAGGATTTCCTCGAAGACTGGGCGACCGTGCAGCGCACGCTTTCACGGTTCGCGCTGATGATCGAGACCAAGGGCGGACCAGGTGCAATCGCGGCGTACAACGCGCTGTTGAATACGACGTTTGGGGATAGCAACGGGACGCAGATCGAGAAGAATCCTCCACCGGTAGTCGGTTCCGCGCACATCTCCGGACCGGGCAATCAGATCAGTGCGTTCAAGTCGGCGAACGTCCAAACAAGTCCAGAGCAGGCGCGCCGGATTCTGCTGATGTTTTGCGCTGCCACGGGACTGCCTGAGACGTTCCTCGGCGATGCGTCGACCGGATCTCTGGCAACCGCTGTATCGCTCGACCGGCCTACTGAATTGAAGTTCACCGAACGGCAACGGCTTATTTCAGACTTTCTGAAGCGCCAGTTCAACTATGTACTTCAGGTGAGTAAGACCACGCCGGGAGGCCGGATGCGCGAAGCTGCGAAGAATGGTGTGACGAAGCCCGGAAAGGTCAGCATCAAATTCCCGAACGTGGTCGAGCACGACATTCAGCCGATGATTCAGGCGATCACAGAAATCGCATCAATGGGCGGGAGAACAGGAATCGCGGCAGGTTTGGTCGACCGGCGAACGATCTGCGATCTACTGCTTGCGGAGATCGGCTTCGAGAATCGTGGCGAACTGCTGGACAAGATTTACGGCAAGAAGTACGATCCGGCTGCCGACGTGACCGACCAGCGGTCTCAGGTGCCTCCGCAGCTCCTGGCTCAGCCAACGGGCAAGCCATTGACGGATCTCAGTACTCCACCACCGCTTCCGCCGCCACCAGCTCCACCGGCTCCCGTTGTGCCGCCGCCACCAGCACCAGGTGAGGGCGTTCCCGCAGTTCCGGCTGTCCCTCCAAAGCCGGGCGCCGCTAAGCCTGGAGCCGCGCCGACGAAAGCCGCTCCTGCCGCGAAACCCGCGACGAAGGAAGCGCTTGCGGATGCGATCAACGATCTGAGAGAGGCCACGCTTGCGATGGTGAAGCATGGCCGATGAGTACGAAAGCCCGATCCTGATTCACCGAACCGGCACGCTGATCGAGATTGAGCATGCCGCGAACGGCGATATTCTGGCAACTTGTCAGATCGGGGATGACGAATCGATGGAGCACATCGCGGATATGTTGAGCTCCAAGCGACTGCGCCGCGAGGCCGCGATGCTGCGGAAGCTCATGATGGAAGCGCGTAAGCCGGTCGGCAGGGGGATCTGGTGAAACTCTTCCTGATGCGTCACGCGGAAGCCGAGTCTGGTATGCAGATGGATCCGACGCGCAAACTCACGCCCACAGGGAAAGACCAGGCGCGCATGATGGGGAAGTGGCTGGCCCGGCAAGTCGAGAAGCCCGAGATCATCCTGCAATCGAACTTTCACCGCGCGCGGTCAACGGCGCAGCGAGTCGGGAAACAACTCGGACTTGCGCCGATGATCTGTCCGCAGCTCGACCCAGAGAACGAACCGGAAATCGCATGGAAGGCAATCAAGGACATCGGTAAGGACAAGGGCGTGCAGTCGGTTATCGCGATTACTCACGGCCCATTGGTCGAAAAGATGTTGGCGTATCTGACGGGCTCAAACCTTCCGAATCAGTTTCACTTCGCGCACGCAACTATAGCGATGTTTGAAACAGTCGGTGGGGTTACTGAAGAACAGAAGCAAAAACGCTCATTGAAACTTCGCGAATCTGTCGACTCTGGCGATACAGAAAAATCATGGGTTGGCGGGACCTGCGAAGTGTGCCAGGATAATTCCGATGCTGGGTGGATCGATATGGACGACACGTTCCCGAGCGGCGACGACGAACCCCCGGCACACCCAAACTGCGATTGCGATTTAGAGACCAGGGACGCATTACAGGAGTCTGCCGTGCCGCTTCCACGCCGCGGTATTCTGCACTGGATGGTGACTCCGAACGTTGTCGCCCGGGATGAAGACGAACTCGATATGGTGACCAGCGAAGCGTTTGCGGCGGTCGATGCGGCACTGAGACTGGCTGAAGTAGCAACTCTAATCGAAGGGGAGTGGTAAGATCATGCGCATGAAAACATTTCCACGGATCGCAATGCTGTTGCTTCTGATTGCGGGGCTGGCGTTTCCCAACATCAGCACGCTCGCGACCATCACCGGGTCTGGTGTCGCGGTCCCGATAGGCGCCGGTTCAGCCCGATCTTTTTGGGTTCAGTGCATCGCCCCGGCGACCAATTCCGCGAATGTGATGTTTGGCGATTCGACGGTGACGGCAACGCGTGGCCTGCCAATCGCGCCGGGCGCCGGCTACAGCACGCCCACCTGTGAGCACTGCATTTATTCGCCGTCAACCACTTGGGTGTATGTCGCAAGCGGCGATACGATAGCGTGCGCAGTCGGAAACTAAAGCCATGAAAATTATCGTCTCGCTCTGCCTTGCAGCTGGTGTGCTCGCGGCCCAATATGGGCCACCTGCCGGTCTGGCCAAGAAGGGATTCTACCTCACGGACGGGTCGCACTATTACCTGACTCCGTACCTGTATTCAGCAACCTTGCCGAGCGCAGCCTCGTTTTCCTGGGTCAACCAGGGAGGCGCCAGTGAAGCAGCGGACAATGGCGCGTTGACGATGACCAACCCCGGCACGGCGGGTGTGAATGTGCGCGGGCGAATCACGCCGATTTCATCGACCACGAACGCGACGTTTGTTTTCACGTGCACGATGACACTCGCTTCGCACAACGATTGCGGCGTTGGGTTCTATGAGTCGGCGACGGGGAAGATTCAAACTATCGGGATCGTTGGCGGCCTCTTCCTGGAAAGCAACTGCTTTAGCACGGCCTCGGGAGGTACGGTCACAAACCAACTTGACTCAGCCCTCAGCATCTCCAGCGCGCCGATGTGGGTCAAACTTAACGCCGGTACGTCGCTGAACTTTTACGTGTCAAGCGACGGGGTTAATTGGTCTTTGGTGCTGACCAGCACGAAGGTCACGTGCTTCACGACCGCGCCCGACAATTATATGTACTACCTCGACTCGAACGCGTCGACAACCGGGTCGAATTACAATACACTGCTGTCTTTCGCTTCCCAGTGAATCAGGCCGGGTCACTTCCGCCGAGCGATTGAACCAACCGCCGCCGGCCTTCCACGTCCCCGCTCGGTAGCCCAACCGCTTTTTCCATCAAGCGCGCCGCGTGGTGTCCGGTGAATGCGCGGTCACCGATAAACTGCCGGAGGAACCGCACGCAAGCCTCGACGCCCTCTTTTCGACCCTCCGCGCGCGCGTCCCGTTCGTTCCTCGGTTTGACCGTTTTCCGGTAATCGCGCATGTATTCCTTGGGCATGGACGGCATCGACCGCCAGAATAGCAGAAAAGTTCTTACGTAAGACTCGTAGGCCCTTGGAATCAACGGCGTGACAATTCTACGCAATGGCCGAGACGGAGCTTTCCCCCGCATTTCATGCCCTCGCTCTCAAACTCCAAGAAGCTGCAATGCAGCACGGAGATGTGAAAGACCGGCTGAAAGACACGATTAACGATCACGTCAACGCATCCGGGCCGAAGCACAAGGACGATTCCTACGTAGACCACGACGGCGACGGGACAGACGGCAACGTGACGTACATGTGCAAGGGCGACATGCGCCAGGCGCCGTACGAAATCGGCACCTCGGGCGGGAAGGCCGCCACGTCAATTGACTTCGGCAATTCCAAGAACGTCATTCCGCAAACCACGTATGTGCCTGAAGCGGAAGACTCCGACCACTACACCGCGATGGGCGAGGCGATGCGCGAAGCCAAGCTGTATACAGAGCTTCCGGTATATGAGCGCTTCATCTCGAAGAAAAAGCGCGACTTACTGGATAGTTCCGATTTCGCCGGTAAGGGCCGAAGTTTTCCAATTGACACGGCCGCCGACATCCCAGCCGCGCTATCGAGCATTCCCCGGGCGGGCCCAGGGAACTATTCCGGCGACACAATTCGCGCCAACATCAAGAAAATAGGCAAGCGCAAGGGCTTACCGCTCCCAGATTCCCTCAAGGACGCATCAGACAAGGAAAGTGCTCCACGTGGAACGTGGAGGCCGGATGGCGTTCTGCTGGTCGAATCCTCCGCAATGTTCGTTGAGCAGCCGCGACTGAAAGAAGCTGCCGCCACGTCCTACCCGATCAAGCTGATCTCGCCGGGACGCGGGTCATCGGGCTATTACCCTGCCGAGACTCTCAAGAAAGCCGCTGAATCCAAAGTCTTTAAGGCCGGAACGCAGATGTTCTGGAACCACGACACAGATGCTGAAGAGTCGCAACGTCCCGAGGGCGATCTGAACCGCCTGGCTGCCGTGACGACCACGGATGCCGCTTGGCATGAAAACGGACACGACGGGCCGGGCTTGTATGCCCAGGCGAAGGTTTTTGGCGATTACGCCGACCGCGTGAAAGAGATGGGGCCGCATATCGGCCTGTCTATCCGCGCCGGCGGTGATCGGGACGAAGCGGCGCGGGCTCCCGACGGAAAGCCCCGCGTCATCACGGCTTTGAGAAATGCGGCTTCGGTGGACTTCGTAACGAAGGCCGGCCGCGATGGAAAAGTTTTCACGGAAGGGGCACGCCCCGAAGGAGAGGAAGACATGGATCTGAAGGAAGTTCAGGCTCTTATCGAGGCTCGGGTTGCTCCGGTGGAAACCGAGAACAAGAAGCTTCGGGAGCAATTGGCGATGTCGAAGGCGCCCGGGATCATCAAAGAGGCGCTGAAAGACATTCGCCTGCCCGACGCTTCGAAAAACAAGATCGTCAAGCGGATTGCGGAGTCGGTTGACTCGGCCACGCTTGCGGATAATAAGAAGCTGACCGAGGTTGTCGAGGCCGAGGCTCTGATCGAGCGCGACTTCCTGGCCGAGCTCGGCCTGCCCACGGTGCAATCTATCGGCGTCCGGATGACCGAGAAGGAAATCGAGACGCAGGGCAAGCAGCACGGGGAAGCGCTCACCGAGGCGATGTCGGCCATGGTCGATATCTTCGTCGGCCCCAAGCTGCCGAAGTCCGGCGACATCGACGCGCGGGAGCGGCGCAAGGAAGCTCGTAAGGCGTTCATCAACGGGAGGGCCGCGTAAATGGCAACCAACAAGAACCAGGAACGGTATTCGATGTTCTCGCTGCTGATGCCAGCGGGCGTCACGATCAACAGCAACGATGTGTTGTTGTTCGGGCACAACGTGGGCAGTCGCGGCAACATCATGGCTGGCGTCGCGCAGGAGTCGCAGAACAGTTCGTACCCGTCCTATGACAACAATTCCGGCTTTCTGACGGTCGACTTCGAGGGCGCCTACAACCTGAACGTGACGGCTCAAACCTCGAAATCGCCCTCGGCTGGCGCGAACATCAACCGCGGCGATGAGATCTTCGCGGACGGCGGGATTTATGATCCGGTGTCTGGGATCACATACCACAATTCGCTCGACGTGGATAGTTCCGGGACGTTCGTCGGGATCGCGCTCGATCCTCTGGCGGCGGGTACAACCGGAATGATTCGCGTGATTTTGAAGAATGCGCCTTGCGCCTAAAGGAGAAAAATAGATGACCCCTTTCATGGATGTAGTGAATAACTGGGGCGACTTCGGGCGCCGGGCCGCGAATCCGTTCAAAGCCGGCTTCGGTGGCGCGCGCGAAGGCGTCGACAATCGCGGGATGGCTCTCGGTGACTGGGACGGCAGCGCCCAGGGAGTGAGTGAAGTCGGCTACCGCCGTGCCGGCACCCCCCCCAATATTCAGCGCCGGATGTACGAATCGGACATGATTCAGGCTACCGGACTTATCAAGGCCGCGTTCGGCGGCTCCGATATGGCGCGGTTTCATTTGAAGCGCGCGATGCAGGGTGGAATCCGTGAAGCTTTGTCGACCTCGGACTTTCCGCATCTGTTCGGCGACGTGATCGACCGGGCGGTGCTGGCGAACTATTTGGAGACGCCGTACACCTGGAATCTGATCGCCAATGCCGCGGAAGTCTCCGACTTCCGACCGGTGAAGCGGTTTCGTATCGACGGCGGAACGGGCTTGCTTTCGCAGATTCAAAGTTCAAGCGATCCGAACCCCGGCCAGCTGACGCCATTGACTCAAGGCAGTCAGTATCCCGAGGATTACCTGACGGACGCGCAGTACACCTATCAGCTTTTCAAGCAGGGAAAGCGGATGCCGTTTTTCTGGGAAGTGTTCATCAATGATGACCTGAACGCCCTGAAGGATACCCCGGCGCGGTTCGGGCGCGGCGCACGGCGCACGGAAGAATTCTTTGTGAGCTCGCTCTTTGCAGGAAACCTCGGGTTCTATAACAACACGAACAAGAACATAGTGAATGCGGCCAACGCCGGCGGGGCGTTCTCGGCCAACAATCCTCCATTGACCATCACCGCGCTCCAGCAGGCGATGGTTGTGATGATGAACCAGCTCGACACGACCGGGCAGCCGATCAGCATCGAGTCGATGACGCTGGTGGTTCCGCCGTCGCTCAAAACCGTGGCGATGAACATCCTGAACACGGATTACATCTACATGGCCGATCAGGGCGGCACTCAGCAGATTAATGGCAATAATCTGTCGGCGACCGTTGCCCAGCAACTGCACGCCATGAACTGGGCCAGGAACATTGTGCGGTTGGCGGTGAATTATTACCTGCCGATCGTCGACTCGACCCAGGGCACGACCGGATGGTATCTGTTTTCGAATCCCGAGAGCGGACGTCCGGCAATCGAGTTTGGCCGGCTGCGCGGTCATGTCACTCCCGAGCTGTTCATGAAGCTGCCGAACTCGGTAGCGATCGGCGAAGGCCAGATGGGACCCGGGCCGGGAGTATTTCCGGGGACGACCAACAGCAACCCGATGGACGGCGACTTCGATACGGATTCGATCCACTACAAGGTGCGCCACGTACTCGGCGGCACGGTCATCGACCCGATCATGACGGTCTTTTCCAAGGGCACTGGCAACGCTTAGGAGTCACGGATTGAGTGAGCTTCTCCTACGACTTCACGAACAACCCAACGGTAGCAACCGTTCGGCTACTTGTGTCGGATACGGTCGACGTTTCACCACTTCCGATCTGGCAGGACGAAGAGATCAACGCGGTCCTGCAAATGTTCTCATCGCAGGGTGTCATCATCGGGCTGGCCGGCTACAACCTGGCCGTTCCTGTGACGCAGATTTACAGCTACCGGCGGTCGGCCGCAACTCTCTTGCGATCGCTCGCCGGGAACAAAGCGCGGATGGCGACTGCGGGATTGCTCGACGCGAAGATCAGCGGCGCCCAGGCGGCCGCGGCGCTTCGGGAATTGGCCGACGATTACGTGACGTCGGAAGAGAACGACGGGTATTTCGCAGTGAGCGAGATGGTCGTGAACAACTTCTCGATGCGGGAGCGCATCGTTTCGATGATGGTCAGGGATCAGTGCTGATGCTTCAATCCATCGGCTACGACATCACGCAAGCGATTGGGGAGATGGTCAACTCGGGGCTCCTGACTTCGCTGATTCAGTTTCAGAAACCGGATGGGACATTCGGGCCGAGCGGCGCGCCGGGCGGGAATTTCGTAAACGTTCCCGGGCTGGTGGACCTCTTTACGGGCTCAACTCAAATCACCTGTATCGATGCGCCGCTTTCACCGGGTACGATTTCGGCACTCGAAGCCAAGGCACTCGAGGAGATCGAAGGCGAAGGCATGAGGCATGTTGCCCTGAACGGCTACTATCCGCAGATCGTGACCAACTGGCAGGGCGAGAACGAAAACATGAATTGGCGCGCGCAGATCAGCGGCATCAATTACGAAGTGTTCGGGGTCGAGACGGATTCGCAGAGGACACAGACGCGCGTGAAGTTGCGTTTGATAACGGTGTGACGATGAATGAGCACAACCCTCGAAGCCAAACTTCAAACCGCGATGCAGGCGTACACCCCGCTCACGTCTCTACTGGCCACCAGGTCGGACGGAGGCGCGGCGATTTTCGATATGCAGGAGCTGCCGGGCTCGGCGTTTCCGGCAATCACGATCCTTGTCGTCAGTGCTATCGATCAATACTCGACTGCGGGGTTGCTTATCACCGCGGAGTATCGGGTCCAGTTCACGGTATGGGCGACGGACCCGCAGGTAGCTCGCGCGGTCGAGCAGGCCATCCGGGAATTCCTGACGACGTTCAACGCGTACAACGCGGGGGACAATTCACCGATCCAACGGAATCAAGTCATCAATCGTCAGCAACGCGGGCAAGCGCAAACGCAGCCCGTGACGTTCTGGCGAATCGTCGATGCGAAAATCTGGAACAACGAACTTCTTTGAGGAGAAAATAACATGCCTTCGACTTCCGCTATTGCGGCCTCTTTACCGATCACCGGGCTAACGCTCTCGATCGGCACCGCGGGTTCGCCCGATTCGCTGAGTATCGTCGCGAACCAGGAAGAGTACAACCAGGCGATGAAGTCAACCGTCGTCATGGTGACGAACGTGGGCGACCAGTTCGTGCGGCGGCAGCCGACCATCGTTGACCCCGGCGAACCGACCTTCAAGGTGTTCTGGATCCCCGAGGAGGTTTCTCACCGCAACTCGGCCGATGCTGGGACGGTGACCGCGGGACTGCGCTACCTGATGATCAAACGACTACTTCGACAGGTGGTCGTGAACTATCCGTCCGATCCGAACGGCAACGCGCCGAGCGATTCCTTCGAGGCTTTCGTGACCTCGTTCGGACTCACCGGCAAAGTGGCGGGCGTATTCGAGGCACAAGTAACCATGGGCATCTCGGACCAGGCGCCCAGCTTCTGCTAGGAGACTGAATGGAAGACCAACTGAAAGGCGTCGACTACCCAACTATCGAGTTGGGTGGAGCGCCTTACACCATCAAATTCACTCGCGCGATGTTTTATCGCATGGGCAAAGCCGGAATCCAGTTCAATCCGGTATTCAACGGCAACACAGCGAAAATCGACTTCCACGTTCTCGTGGACGTGATGAAGCTGGCTATCGGGTTTACCGGCTCAGCGGACGACCTGGCCGAGCTGCTTTTTGATAAGCGCGATGAAGCCCTCCGTTTGTTGGTCGACGCGTGGGGAAATCTTGTGCTGCCCTCACTGAAACTCCGGATCAAAGAGCCGGCAGCGCCCGAAATCCAGATCCAGTAAGCGAGCACCCATGGCTCGATTCATGGGCGTTCGCAACCTCACCAAGCCCGTGTGGTCTCGGGATGTCCACAGCGGAGTCCTGGGAGCTAACGCCGCGGGAGTTCGCCGCGCGCGCCAAAGTCTACAGCGACTGGCGCGACGGGGAAACGCGCCGGTGGCTGGTCGAGCGGGTCGAGCGGCTCAACGCGCCACACTTCCACCGGCAAGACAACCGGGCGTATCAGTTAAGCGACTTTCTAGAGGTGAGCGAGTCGCCCCAGACGGCAATCGACGCGATGGACTTGGCGCGCGAACTGGCGCGGGATTCGATTATGAGCGCGGCGATGCGCAAGCCGGGCTTCGACGATTCAGGACTTCCGGGATGGGCGCGGATGACCGCGCAAGAGAAGCGGGATAGGGGTATCGCTTGAGACCGTCACAGGAGATTCTCGCGGCCATACGCCATTTGCAGATGGCGTATGAAGGAGCCATGCGCGCCTGCGCACCACCGCAGACCGGCGTAGTAATCGAGACCGCCGACCAGCAGGCCGCGCGGCATCTCGAATTGCTGAAGGATGAGAATTACCAGCGGGCCATTATTCTTGCGCGAATGATCGACGCCTTGCGGTGGACGTTGAAACAGCCGACCGAGCTTGCGGAATGGATCGTCAAGTTCGAAAAAATGGACCGCGTCGAGAAGCTGGGCTTCGCTGCGAGGCTTTTATGATCTCCGCGCACGCGCAATTTACACCTCGTAACGATCTCGGCCAGTTCGTTCAAGCCAAGGTTGTGCCGGCTGTTATCGCTTCCGTGCAGGCGTCGGTCAATGTGATTCAGCAAAGCGCGCAGATTTATTGCCCTGTGGACACCGGAGCACTTAGGGATTCGATCACCACCGAGGTAAAAGAGTCGGGATCAACCGTGGTCGGAAACGTGGGGCCCCATGTGGATTACGCGGATTATGTCGAATACGGAACCGGACGTCTCGGCGATCCAGCCGCGCCCTACGCCCACGTTGAAACTTGGCCGGGAATGAAGCCGCAGCCATATATGCGCCCGGCGCTGGATGAAAATAAGGGCTCTATTCTCGATCTTTTCAAATCCAACATCAGCACGGGGATCTCGTAATGGCAGCGGGCGATAGCGGGAGCCTGGGCGCTCTTTCGGTCACCATCACCGGGGATTACTCCGAGCTCATCGCGGCGATTAACAACGCGCAAACCGCCGCGACTGCGGGAAGTCAATCCATCGCCGATGCGGTCAACACCGCAGGCGCATCAGCGGATGAGGCAAGCGGCAAATTCACGGAGATGGCCGAGGCCTTGGCTGGGATCGGGGAGGCCCTGGCGATCACCGAAGGCCTCAAGGAATTCGGCCAGGAAGCCCTGAACGCCTACGGCACTGTGCAGTCGGTCACCATCGGCTTGACTCAACTGACGGGCTCGGCCGACACCGCGAACGAAGCCATCGAGAGTATCAAGCAGCTCGCGGCAACTGAGCCGTTCGCGTTTCCAGAAATCGCGCCGACCATTCAGAAGATGGTCGCGTTGGGAGTCTCGGCCGAACAACTTCCGACCGTCATGCAGGCCGTGGCCGATGCTTCCGCCGCGACCGGCAATCAATTCAGCCAGGTCGCGAATTCACTTGACAGGATGGCACTGTCGGGAACGGTCGGTGCGCGGCAACTGACTCAACTTGGTATCGGAACCGCGGATCTCGGAACCGCGATGGGCGTGACCGCCGACCAGGTCACGACGGCATTCAAGGCACTCGACCAGTCGCAGCGGCTGGACATTCTAACCACGGCTCTCGAGAAGTTCGCCGGTTCGGCTGAAGCGCAAGCTCAAGGGATCTCTGGCCAGTGGCAGATTTTCCAGAATCAGTTCGAAGAAGTGATGGTCGGGGTCGGCGAGGCACTCACGCCTGCAATCACCGATATCTTGAACTTTGGCAAGGGAGCACTCGAAGCCGCGCAGAATGTCATGGCGGCATGGAACTCTCTGCCAGAGCCATTCAAGGAAGTTGCCGGTGCGGTCGCTATCGCGGTACCCGCACTCGCGGCGCTCACGACAGCGGCGAGCGCTCTAGGTTTCGCCATCATCGGGCTTCAGGGGCTTGTCGGGCCGATCAACTCACTGCTTGAATCGATGGGGATTGCAGGCGGTGAAGCGGCGACGGGTACGACCGCGGCGGCTGCCGCGACCACAGAACTTGCCACGGCGACGGAAGCGGCCAACGCCGGCATCGTCACCACGGAAGTCACCACGGCAAGCCTTGGCGCAGCCGCGGCGCTCTCGGGCGAAAGCATTTCCGCGCTCGGTATCGGGCTCGGTGCATTGGCGGCGGTAGCGGCGGGCCCGGTGGTCGCGTCGATCGTCGCCTTCAGATCCGGGCTCGATGATCTGAAGGCAAAGTGGGATGACGTTCTTCAAGAGATCATCTCGAATTCCATTATTTCGGCGCTAAAGGAGGGCAGCACCGTCCAGGCGCTTACTAACATCGGTTACAGCGTCGGGCAAATCAAGACCGCGCTGACCGGTGTCGCTGGGGTCGCGACATCCGCATTCGACAGTATTCAGAATTCCGCAACGCCCCCAATTCAGGCGCTTCAAAGCGTAGGCTTGTCCGTTAAGGATATTCAGACCGCTCTGACGGGCTTGAAGGTAGACGGCATCCCGGTATTTTCGCTCCTTGCCGCATCACCGGGGATGGATCAGTTCAAGCAGAACATCCTCGCGCTCGGTGGAGATCTCGACTTAATTCTCGAGAAGCTGAACGGACTCAAAGCGCCGGCTGATAGCCTTGGCAGTTCATTCAAGTCCCTTGCGGCGCAACTTGGCATCACTGTCACAATCACGGCAGCCGCCAATAAAGGCTGGACCGATCTCCAGGCCGCGACGGTCCAGGCAAACAGCGCCGTCAAGGATGCGCACGACGTTCTCGTACTGGCAAAGGCCGCGCTCGACGGCAGCACACTGAGCCAGCAAAACTACGCCGCGGCGTTGCGTGCCTATGACGCCGCGGTCCTCGCTGCCGCGCCGCACGGTAAAGACTTCGCGGATTCGATTGCCGGCATCACTCAGCAGATGACACTGGCTCAGGAGAAAGCAACTTCATCCCAGACCGTTTACGCGAATCTTAATAAGCAGTTTGACAACGGGACCACGAGCCTCGGGACGCTCGCGGAAGCGTACAAAAAAGCGCAGACCGCGGCGACGAATGCGGGGCAGGCTTTCGCGACGGCAGCCGGGCAGATGGCGCTGATCGACCAGGGCAATGCGAAGCTCCAGGCGACCTACGATGCCGACACTCAGGCGCTGCAGAATTACGAGAATCAGCTCACCGCGGGAAACCTGACGGCTCAACAGCAGGCCCAGGTTACTCAGAACATCATCACGTTGTACGGCACGTTGCAGGGCGATGCGACGAAACTCGGAACGTCATTCTATGACGTGACCGCTGCCATGCT